AAATATATCCGGCCTTCTGCCGGGCGGCTTCGATAATTCTCCGCCCGTGCATCCTTCTCTTGTCGGGCCAATGCCAGCATGGAGGTGCGGTACGCTTTCTGGTCAGATTATGGTTCTGGGGTATGCTGTACAAACTGTGGGGTTTCTTTATTCCATCAAGACGAAAATAACAACTGGGGCATTGAGCCAAGTAAATTTATGTTTTGCCCTTCGTGCGGCGCTCTCATGGACGAGGAGGCCGATCATGAGACTAGTTGATGCGGATAATGCACGAGAGTGCTTTGGTGGTGATGGGGTGACTGGAGCTGTCATGCAGCGGATGTTTGATAGCCTGCCCACCATCGACGCCGTGCCTGTGGTCAGGTGCCGGGAGTGCAAGTTTTACCGAGAGTTCCGTACAAAACGGCACAACCAGCTCATGCGACTGTGCTACCGGATGGGCAAGCACGATATGGAGTACCCGGTCAAGCCGGATGATTTCTGCTCCTACGGCCAGCGAAAGGAGGACAACCTGGACGAAGCCATCGAAAAGTACCTGAAAATCAAGGAGGAGGCCAACATGGACAAGCCGAGAATTTGCGAGGTGCTTGGGGTTGAACCAGAAGAAAAGTTTGAAATTAGAGGAAACACGTTAGGGCGATTTCGTATCAATAAATATGGGACATTCCAGATTGAAATATCAAATGACTGCTGGGGATTCTCCACTGTGGAATGTCTTAACAATCTCATAAATCATCCAGAAAACATCGCCCGCAAGCCCCGCTGGACGGAGCAGGAGGTGGAGAGGGCGAAGGCTATCAAAGTGCTATATCCAGTTGTTAAAACATTGGCATACGTTGATATAGTGGGACAGACATTTTACATGTATGATGACGAAGACAACTATAAGGGCAGTCTTGATAACCTTGATGAAACGTTTCCTACGCTGAGGAGCATAAGGCGGGCCACATTGGACGAGATCATCGGAGGTGCCCAATGACCAGAGAAATCCTTTTCAAAGCCAAGCGGCTGGATAATGGAGAGTGGGTGGAGGGAAACATTGTGGCTGTCCCGGAAGATGCCGACTTTATGCCTGGAGCGTACATTCTACCACGGTTGGTATCGGCCAGGGCAGACCCGCCCACAAAAGGGATCATGCTCGGCGGATTCTTTGAAGTTGACCCCGCCACGGTCTGCGAGTATACCGGCCTGACCGACAAGAACGGGAAGAAAGTGTTTGTTGGGGACATTGTAAAATGCAGCCGTGGTTGCACCCATGAGGTGGTATGGGTTCAGGAACACGGCGGAACCTTTATCGGAGGAATGCCAGCAATCTATCTATCTGACTTGATGCCAGGATACGCATGGACTGGTGAGGAAGAAATCATCGGCTCCATCCACGACGGGGAGGGCGGACAGCATGAGTGAGTGGATTAGCGTCAACGAAAGGATGCCGGAACCGGATAAGGATGTCCTATTATGTTTCGGTCTGGGCGATTTTAGGATGGCGGTCGGTGGAAAATATGAACTCGATGAGGGATGGTACTCCATTACTGATGCCGAATATTACACGGATTGCGATACTACACCTACCCACTGGATGCCCCTCCCAGACCCGCCGAAGGAGGGATAGCCCTTGAACCGTGCAGAGCAGGAGGCCCTTATTATCAAATATCGCTATCTGGTACGCTCCGTGGCCTATTCTGTCTCCAATGAGGCAGCTAAAGACGAAGACGCCCTACAAAATGGTCTGATTGGTTTATGGGAAGCAACCAAAAAGTGGGACGGAAACCGTCCCTTTGAGCCTCTAGCCCGCCGCTGCATCCGCTGCAACATTATTGATTACATACGCTCAATACACCCGGATGACTCGTTGGAGGAGGACATTCCATCCGAGGAGAACATTGCAGCTCTCCAATCCTATGAGGACCAGGACTTTCTTGCTCTGGTTTATAAATTGTTCCCCCGCCGAAGCCGGGAGCGAAGGGTGCTGCTGGCTCTGATGCGCGGAGAATCCAAGCCAGTTATCGCCGCCAAGCTAGGGTGTTCTCGTCAAACCGTCTACAATATCAGTCGGGCCGCCTGGCAAAAACTACAGGTCGAAGCCGAACAAGAAGCGCAGGGGCGTTGACCCCTGCGCTTTCTTTATAGCCTGTATTGGTCGAGCATGACCCTTATGTGGGCCACATCATCCACCATTTTCTCGTGCTATCAGCCCCAGTTCGCCTTCTGGATTGCCAGCTTCATTTCTGAGGTCAGAAACGCCCCTGGAACCGCACGCGGGCCATTGACATGCCTTTACCCCATTCCAAGCCTGGCCAAGAGGAATCCAACCACTCCGGTGATGATGGCCGTGATCACTGTCTCCCAGCGCTTGTTCGGCTTCTCTTTCAGGGCGTTTATATCAGCGGACATGGTGGCAAGCTGTGCAATGATCTGGCTGTACTGGGTGGTAACAGCCGTCATACCACGCTCCAAGGCCCCAAGGCGGTTGTAGATCTTCTCGTGAGAGCGTGAGCGCTCCTTCTTCTCGTCCTCCAGCGTCCTCTCCAGTGCCTTGATGCGGACGAGGGAAGCGCAGTCCGTCCCGCTGCACTCGTGCTCCGACATCGGTCACGCCCCCTTCCCCTGTGCCCGCTCGGCCTGTGTTCCGAAGTAGAACGCAATGATAACGGTGAACACGGTAAGGAACTGGTCGATGCCCACCATCCCACTGGCGGAAAGATAAGCAAATACCACCGTCAGAATAAGGGTGACGATGGACTTCACGGTCAGCAGTCTGGACAGTCGTTCTTTCATGGTAAGTACCTTCCTTTCTAATTCTTGCTCATAAGGCTCCAGAAATAGTTTGCCTGGGCCGCAGTCATACCGGCCCTTTGCAATGCTGTCAGCTTTTCCTCCTTCTTTCCGTCTCCGGAATAGATAGCATAATATCGTTGGTAGTCCTCAACACTCAGGCCCCAGTCTCGTGCCCGCTCCCATTTCCGGCGCCCTGCATCCGATACCTGTTCCACGGCATAGAGCACATCCTTTTCCTCCTGGCTCAAGCCACTGGTTTCAATGGCGGCGATGGTCTCAGCCTGGTTCGTCCTTCCACTTCCGTCCGTATCCTTTTCCTGGACGGCCCAGTGCAGATAGTCCTGTGCCGGCATACCGGCCTGATATGCCTCCCGCACCTTCTTTCCGCTGAGGAGAGAGCCCCCATACTGCCCACGCAGCAGAAGATATTCCGATGTCGAAATGCCCAATTCTTTCTTTGCGTTCTGGGCCTCCGCTACCCAATCTTCCGGCTGATAATCACTGACCGCAGCCTTCCCTAGCATATCGGCGTAGTTATACACGCTGCTCACCGCCTGGGTCTTCTCCTCGTCTCCAAGGCTTCGGTACAGGCTGCTGTCCAGAAATTCCTCCAGAAGCTTAAACTGGGTCTGCCCCCGCTTTGTGGCATACTCCACATATTGCTCCCCGGTCAGATCCACCCGCTCGCCGTCCACCGTGATGTACTTCTGCGGCCGCTCCGGTACTACGGAGCCATCCCCAGTCTGGCTGTAGAGCCGCTGAATCTCTTTGTCTACGTCCGTCACCTGCATGCTAGAGGTATAGGCCGGATTCAGGAAGTTATTCATGGCCCGCATGGGCAGCGTCCCGTTCTTCTCCTCTCTCCCCCAGGCGTCGATGTAGGGCACTTGCTGGTAGTCCCAGCCTGGAATCCGGGCGCTGGCCCGCCCGATGGCGTACTGGATATCGGTGGGCAGCCGCAGGTTCTTGTCGGTGTAGGTGGTCATGCGCCCGTCCTCTGCGGTGCGCTCAATCTGGCCGCCCAGGGTAGGAATGGCCTGGGTGAAGTAGCTGACCAGCATAGAGGCCATTAGCTCCCCAAGTTTTCCTTCCGAGAAAGAAATGCTGTCAAGCATGTCATTTAGTGACTGGAGCATGCTCAGCTCTAGCATGGGATCGGAAATGGATTTCAGGGCGTTCATAATGCTGTCTGTGGTGTTTCCGCTCTGCCCCATGGAGTCCATCAGCTCCGCGCCCATGAAAAAGGGCAGGGCTTCCGGGGCCAGCCAGTCCAGCGTGACGTTCCCGCCGCCAGGCAGATTCAGCGCGTAATTCTGAACACCCGTCAGATCGTTTATGGTGTCCTGCCCCTCGTCGTCCCCGCCGCCGCTGGTGACAATCCCCTGGGCAAACAGGTATGCGCCCAGGGCCATGAGGCCAGAGCCGGTCAACCCGGCGGCAATGTGGTCGATGGCTTCCGCTCCCGTCATCTCACCCTTCTTCACCTTCACCAGATCATAGCTCAGTGCCTTAGCCAGCCCCGCCGGGCTGTACTCCAGGCCCCGCACAAGGATGTTGGCTGGGGTACGTCGGAACGGAAGCACTGCGTCTATCGCAGAGTTTACAACCTTTCTCCCTTTGCCCTGATATCGAGTGGAGACAAAATCCGACACCGCGTTTCGGTCTTGATAGGTTGCCTTTAGCGCTTCCTGCCCTGCGTAGTCCCGCGCCCGGCTGAGAAGCTGCGCGTCCACCGTGTTGTTCCGCATCTGCTCTGCCGTCACGCCGTTTGCCTGGAGGTATCCGGCCAGGGCGTCGGCATAGGTGATGCGCTTGAAAATGGCGTCCTCCGCCTCCAGCGCCCATGAGTTCCCCTTTCGGGCTGCCTCCAGCGGCAGTGTCTTGAAAATCCTCCGTCGGCTGTTGATGTCGCTCCTGATGTCGTCATACTTATTCCCGGAAAGCACGTCCTGCACATTTGTCCAGTCCGCCCACGCCGCCTTGTAGAGCGCCGGGTTGGCCGTGAACGATTTGGTGCGCTCCAGCTTTCCCCCGCTGGCCTTGGAGACTCCCGCCTCGATAGCCGCCGCCACCCGGTCTTTTGTCCAGCGCAGCGGCTGAAATCCGACGTTGCCTACGACGTTTCGGATATGCGTCCTGGGGTTAAAGAGCATCGCCATGTACCGCCAGGCGTTCCATTTATCCTGCCATGTGGCGGGCACCTGGGCGGCCACGTTATCCTTGATTTTATCCAGCACTGCGTCCCGGCCCGTCTGGTCGGTCTGCTGGTTGAACTCCTCAATCAACGCCGGGTCGATGGTGATCTCCAGATCCTTGTAGTTTTTCTGGATGGCCTTTTCCAGCTCAATTACCACGCGCTGGGCGGCGTAAAGCTGGTCGCTGGGGGCCAGCTTGCGCAGGATGGAGGCCGCCTGTACTGCCTGCCCGGCGGTGGTCTCCATCTGCGCGTAGAGGGAAAGCAACTCCGCCGTGGCCTTCCCGTCTCCCGCGTTGGCTGCATTCACCAGAAGCTGCTGCCCCAGGGTGGCAATGTCCTTGGAAACTAAGCCCTTGCGCACCTGGGTGGAGAACTCCTCCAGCGCCCGCTGATATCCCTTCATCTCAATGGTTTTCACGGCCCGGTCAATGGAAGCCCTGTCACTCACTCGGTCATAGGACAGCTCCCCGCGCAGCACCATGTTCTGAATGTCGACCACCGCCTCGTCGGGAATAGCCTTTGCCCCCATGGCGGTGGAGGCGGTCTTGCGGATGGGCCGCCCCTGCGGGTCGGTGGTGGGCACGTCCACCGGGCGGGCCGCGTTGGCCCCTTCGGGGAAGAACTCGCTCTTGGTGCCCTGGAACTCCGACCAGGGGTCGAAGCCCTTCCGAGCTGCGCCGACGGAACTCTCCGGGCCTGTCTCAAAGGCAGGCCCAGGCCCCTCCCTGGGCGTATCCTGTGTTTCACCGCGATCGCCCTGCTGTAGGTTGACATCCTGCCCGGCTGGGGGTATACTGTTTCTAGCGAGGACATCATCAGCCATCGCCTGGGGCACTGGACGCCCTTTGGAAAGAAGCTGATAAATGTCCTCGTTATTTTTTGTATACAGCACATTTTCGCCATTATTACCAATGATTCTTTGGATATAATCCGCCCCAAATGCAGATGCAACATCGTTTTGAACATCAATTGCACCCTGTGCATTTAGGTGGATCGGAATAATAACAGGTTTTCCGCCCAAATCGTTCCATTCTGTAAGAACGATCTTACTCGCAAGACCTCTCGAATTGCTTTGCGGGTTCTCTATAATTGCAATGGGGTCTGCAAGTTGATAAGGGAGATTTTTAAGCGCTGATAGCCCAAGATTATGCTTTCCACCCATATATCCGGATGGATATGCAATTTTCCTTGCGACGCTTTGCCGCATGTGCAGATCAAGCGCAGGCGCTCCATACTCAGCGAGAATGGATGGCGTCTGCCCGAGCACGATATCGGCGCCAGTAGGAAGCGTGCCCATAAAAACGCCGTCGATTGCAGATTGATACCGGCGTATATTATCTATTGAAACAAGAGGTTCCACATCTGCATTTTTCTGCCCAGCTCCAGGAAGTTCCGCCCGGATAACCTGCTCGCCCGGCATGCGGTTATCCGCCTGCTGATAGGCGGGGGAACCAAGCAGGAAGAGGCCACTTTTGGACTCTTCGACCGTCGGTAAGGTAACG